TGATCGTTGTTGAGTTCGATTGTCAATGACAGGTTCTGCAGGCCGCCTGTAAAGGTGTGACCTGTGGCCCCCATCGAGGTTGTCTCGATCGCGTCCTTTTCATAATTCAAGGTCACGCTGGTTACGTACGAGGAAAGATTGACGGCTGTTCCACCTGTGGTGGGGGCCATTGTCACTGAGGCGTTGGTGAATACGAAGATTGCCATGTTAGGACTTCACAATCGATCCACCCGTGAATGTCACGGATTGTTTTGCGAGCTCTCCGACCGCGCCTGCGACAGGTGTTGAGGCTGCTAGATACGCATTAGAAATCGTAAAGATGGGCAGTGGAGACCCCGTTGTCGCGTTCTTGATGACGAGGGTGTTTGATCCTGATCCAGTTGCGCTCCACAATGTTTCTAGTGTTTTCGCTGCTGCTTGATCGTTGTTGAATTCAACAGCAACCGAGAGGTTTTGCAGGCCGCCAATGCTGACGTGGCCTGTGGCCCCCATCGAGGTTGTTTCGATTGCGTCTTTTTCATAATTGAGCGTGATGCTGGTTACGTATGAGGAAAGATCAACGGTGTTGATTGTGAGGGATGCGTCTGTGAAAACGAAGACAGCCATTTTCAGTCCTTTTCTTTTGTTGTTTTTGTGGTTGGTTCAATGATGCCGGAAGCAATAAGCAGATCTAGATCTGCTGGTGCTGCTTCGACGTCTTGCTCGGTCACCGTTGTGCCCAAAGCACCGAGCGTTGAATTGTCAATGAGGATTTTATAACTAGCCATAAATCTCTACTCCGAACCTGTATGCGAGCATTTCTACACCGCTAACTGTAACAGTTCGCGGGTTGGCGTCTGTGACTTGCAGTGTGCTGCAGGCTCCACCGAGCGTTGGATCGGATTCGACTTTTGCTTTGATGCTTGACGCACCTGAACTGGTGACGTAGGCGTCGAGTCGATCTTGTGCACTGCGGTCACTCATTCTGCCTACGATGACGAGGATGTATGCCTGGTAGAAGTCGAGGCCATCTTGCATTGCCATGCCGTATGTGATCTCTAAAGGTTCGATGACGGCTGCTGGTGGTGAGACGCTGTCTGGTACGTATTCGAAGCAGCGCAGACCAGTGATTGTGTCGATTGCTGCCGCTAGTGCGGTGCGCACTCCTGTGGGCGTCATCCGAAGAACTCGCGTTTATACGCGCGTACCATTGCGGCGATGTCGCGACCAAGTGGGCTCATGCGAATTGCACCTAGTTCTGAAATACCCAGGACGCCACCGATCGAGTCTTTTCGTTTGTATAGATCCGCCGAGAGGATGTAGGTGGCCTGCTCGATGTCGTCTGGTACTGATGGCCATCCCCATCGAGCTGTCACTTGAACTTGGGGCCAATAGTTCACCGGCAGCGACATTGCTGTTGGGCCCACGATCGTGAGGTAGTTCACGGGGCGGTTTTTTGCGAGCGCGTTGGTGGGCTCGACGATGTAGTCCGTGTTCAGTGTGAAGGTGGTTTGATAGTTGCCGTTTGCATCTGGATCTGTTTTTAGGATCAAGCCACTGGTGCTGCCGATGTCGTCTGTGATGACTCGCAGGTTGCCTATGGGGCGGTACGTGCGGGCGCTTGCTGTTGAGTCGAGATAGAAGCGGCGATTGGCGATGCGATCAATGCTGCGGGATGCGGATTCGATGATCTGTTCAAGGAGGGTGTCTTCGACGGCGTCATCAATTTTGAGGTAGGTCTTCAATCCTGCCAGCGTGATGTAGCCGTTGGTGATCGTCACTTGCTGCTCTTTTTCTTCTTCTCTGGTGTCTTGGGAGCCTCTGGTGCCTTCGCGGGCTGTGCGGGCTTCCTGACGCGTGTGGTGGGTGTTGAGGGGGTGCCACCCAACTCGGAAGGCACAATCTCAGCCGGCGGTGTTGCCGGTGAGCATCCAAGTTGGGCGAGCACTTCCTGGACGGCTTTGGCGCGTTCTGCCATGCCTCGACGGATGTATCCGTCGAGCTCGTGTCGTAGTGCGGCGATGAGAGCGTCGTTGTTCATTGTGGGCCCCTGGTGCGGAGCCGTTGTGCGCGGCTCCGTTCCTGGTGGGGTTGTTACCAGTTAGCGACGATGAGTCCGGTGCCGGTGATCGCGCTGAATGCTGCAGGATATTTTCCTGCGGTGTATGCGCTGAAGCCGAACACGACGGTGCGGATCGCGATGTTGCCATCTGGCTGTTCGAAGCGAACGTACAAAGGAGCGCCGCCGTTGTCTTCCCAGATGTAGGACTCGCTGAAGTTACCCACGATGATTGCGGTTTCGTTGGTGCCTGTGCCGAGGTTGGTTGGCATATTTGCATCTTCGATAACTGGAATTCCGAGAAGGCTGAAGCGTGAGTCATAGCCTGGCTGGTCGTAGGTGCCTGGGGCGTTCATCGGGCCACCGGAAGATGGAACGATCATCGGACGGTTGCTTCCGTCGACGGCTTTGAGGAGTGCTCCTGCCATCGATGGGTGCATCACGATGTAGTTCGCGCCTGAATAGAAGTTTGTTGCTACAGCCTGAACTGCATCGATCAACTTTGGCCACATTTCGAGGTACGTGGGCGAGGCGTCTGTGTACGTCACGGCGTTGATTCCTGAAGTGTTCAGAATGCCGCGATGCTCGCCGCTTGAACCGGAACCGTTGAGGGCTAATCCATCAAGTTTTGATTGGTATGAACGGATCGAGTCTCCGAGGAGTTGTGTCTCGACGCCTGTTCCACGAAGCACTGCTTGCTTGGAAAGGTCAAACATTGCAGCGACGGTGTTCACGTTGACTGTGAGCAGTGTGTCGTCTGGGCTTGATTCTGTTGGTGCGGTGTTTTCAGATGCCTGTACGTATGAAGTCACACCTGTGGTCAAGCGACCAATGTTGACGGTCATACCGTTTGCGGGCAGGGCTGCCTGTGTCGAAATGTCGAGCGTCTTGCGACCTGCGCGGCGTAGTGGTGCGAACTCTGAGACGAGATACTGCGGGACTACAAGGCCGGCGAAGTTGGAGGATCCACTGTCACGCTTTTCAATTGATTCGCGTTGGTAACGCTGGATGCGCTCACGTGCTTCGTACGATCCACCGAATTCTGCGGCGATGGCGTCTGCGAGGAAGTCGTTCGAGCCGCGCTCGTGGTACGTGGGCTCTTCTGAAATGACGCGGGCTGGTGCTGCGGAGCGTGTCTCTGTCACTGTGGAGTCCACTGTGGCTGCAAGTTCTGCTGCTTTTGCTTTGCGCACTTCGATGTCGCTGATCTGTTCGATGCGCTCATCGAGCTTGTCGATTTCAAGTTTTAGGGCTTGAACGTTTGCGAGTTCAATCTCGGTGATGTCGCGGCCTTCTTCGGCTGCACGTGTGAGGGTTGCTTCAATGATTGCGCTTTTTGCGGCGCGTGTTTCATGGAGGTTGGTTAGGAATTGGTTAGCCATGATGGTGTTTCTCCTGTTGTGTGGCTGCTTATTGGGGCGGGGTGCCTGATCGCTCGCCGGAGAGGGTGCCACGATCGTGGGGTGCTGCTCTCGGTTCGGTGGGGTGCCGATTGGATTTAATTCTAATCGCGGTTAGTCGCCTTGCACAAGGATGCGTAGCGTTTCTGTTCCGCTTGCTGTTAATGCCCACAAAACTTCGCCGGCTGGAATTGTAAGTTCCATGGGTGCTGTGTGCTTTTCAGTGGGTAAACCGTTGCTCGTTGTCACATCTGAGCCGCCAAGGTAAACATTGGCGGTTCCTATTACGTGAAGATAAACGCGGCGCGTCGATGGTTCTGCCGCGATGACTTCTTGCGCGGTTGTTGTGACTGTAAAGGTGCGGGACTTCATTTTCTGATCGCTTTGAGTATTTCGTCTAGTTGATCAAGGTTGGGTGTTGGTGATTGTTCGCGTACTCCTGCGACCTGGGCGTTCTGGCCGTACGCGCCAAAGGTGACGAGGGATACTTCTGCTAGGTGCGCTGCTATGCGCTCAACGACGCCGTCCTTGCGGCGGTTGTCTTTCAGCGGTTGGAAGCCGATCGAGAATTCGCTGAGTGCTCCGTCTCGAACTAGTTCGAGGACGTCGTCTGAACGTGAGCCTTTGCTCACTCGAAATTCGCCATAGAGGCCGTTGGCGTCTTCTCGCAGGAGGGTGGCGCGTCCGATGGGCAGTGCACGTGCATCGTGGCTGACCAGGAGTTTGACGCGATGCGCTGCGGGGATCACACGGGAGAATGCTCCGCGCCTGAATACCTCGGTGAGGTTGGGGGTGATTACTTGCTCTACGTCATAGGGGCAAACGATGCCGCAGATGGTGCGACCATCTCCTTCGCCGCGAATTTCCAGCGTTGTTTCGTAGGCGCGGTTTTCAATGTTCATAGTTCTAGTTCCTCTGGTTGTGTTTCTGTTGGGACTCCCAATGGCGGTAGATCTTCTAGTTCGCGGATCTCGTCCACTGTTAGAAAGCCGGCATCGAGGGCTAGTTTGTGCGCCTGGTATCTGGTGTATGTGTCCGCACGAAGCAGGCTGTCATAGTTGAACTTGGCC